ATCTGTAAGTTTCATGCCACTGGCAGAGGCGAGGATGAGCGTTTGCTCCGTCACTTCTGCTAAAGCCTCTTTATTTGCTAGCAATTCGGGTTTAGCGGAACCTACTAATTTATAAGCTTCCAGTATCTCATCAGCGGATTGGCGTATGCGGATACCTTCTTCGGTAACTGTAGTGGAAAGACGTTTTGCTTGATCTGTAAGCCACTCTATACTTTCATCATCTAGGCCTGTAAGAGCTTTTACATCGGCCTTGCTTTCTTCCAGTTTATTGCGGGCTTCACGGAATTTGTTGAAAGTAAGAGTAATACCCGTAATGGCTGCCACTGCGGTACCAATGATTCCCATATATTTATTTACGAAATCTGTGGCACGTCCCCAGACCGAGGCTTGGCAACCGATCTCTACACGCATCTCTTGTTGGGCTAGTGCGGTTTCTTTGGAGATGCGTTTCAGCATTTCTAACTTAGTGTTATATTCAGCGGTACCACGAGTTACTTTTTTCAGCTCCGTTGAAATTTTATTCTTTGTCTTTATTAAGTCATTATAAGTAGCTCCACTTAGGTTCTTCAATACTCTTTCCGTATCAGCGACCTCTTGCTTATACTTTTGCATCTTCTGGGTTTGGGCAGTCAACTCACGTTCTATTTTCTTTGCCGCCTTACTATTGCCTTCTCCGGCCGTCCGGAGATCAAGTAGCTTTTTCTCCAGTTCCCCGATTTTCGTCTCTAACTCCGATGCGCTAGTCATTGCGTCGGAGTTATCCAAGTATATCTTGATGCTCCTGTTTAAATCTCCTGCCATATCCTAATCTTTATCTATGAAAATTCGTGATGCGTCGATTTGCATATCGGCGGCGTAGTCCGCTACGATGTCTGCCAGTTTGGGAAGATTCTTTTCGATGATGGGATCGAACCAACGGATCGGTTGGCGGTTGCCGGTTCCCATCAGGTAGAAAGAATCCGGGTTGGTCTTTTTCAGCTTCCCGTATTTGTCCGTCCATTTAGAGCCGCCCCGGAAACCACCTTGGCCCCGTCCGGCTCCCTTATGGATATAGATACCTTCACGGGCGAAACTGAATCCCACTCGTTCGGTCTCTCCTTTACTTTTGTAAATTCTGGGTTCTAGGGAGTCCGATAGGAACTCATCTTTCTGGACAAGTAAGGCGATATTCCCTTTCAAGTCTTGGATCACGTAGCCCATCCATTCCTTTACCTCAGAATTGAATTGTCTCAATTTCTCCTTATCCTGCCTACGTTCATACCGGGCGATCCGGCTGGTTGACTCTAGCGAGATTTCGAAGGGTAATCCTTCCCTCGCTCCGATTAGGGAGTTCTTGCGTTTAGGCGTGCGCATCTGCTCGCTCAATCTTTTCATGACTCCCATATCATACCCACATTGATTTGTCGATAGAGAAGGGGATAGGCTTTCTTAGGTTGAAGCCTAACATCACCCCATAGAAATTATCTCCCATGGGACCTATGCCCCGAAAGGTCATGCTATTTAGCTCTAGGAACTGAAGCCCGTTACGTTCCTCGTTCCAGTCGAGCATCATCCGGCAGACGATCTGCATGAGAAGATCCTTGCATTCCGCTTTCGCAAAGTGAATCCCGTCGATATTCCCGGCCTCGCATTGCTTTAATAGGGCGATAAAATATTGTGGGATATTTACGAGGTTGTCATTGCTAAGCCAAGAAAAATCCGAGTTAAGCCCGTCGATGGCGACTAATACATGATCCCGGATAGAGGAGATACGTTCTTCCAGATCGGAGATTTCCTCTACCTCGTCACTACGGAGGAAATGACATTCCCCGTCCGTATGACCGATAGCGGCTAGATGCCTAGCGATCCATTCCGAATACTCAAAGTGATTGTATATGTCCATAACATCCAATTTATAGAC